CAGTTGTAGATACCGTTCCACCATTTAAAATAATTCCATCAAATTCGCTATTAAGCAAAGAAATAGAATCATTACCTATTTTAAACACATCTGGATGTTCAACTGAAAACTTAAATATATAACCACTACCTGTAACTGTTGGGGCTCCGTTAGCATTTAAATCTGCAACTGGTACTGGATCATTTGAAATTATTACCTGAGCAAAACCGGCTATAAGCTGAACAACTGCGTCAAAATCTTTCTGTGTTAAATCTGCATAACTACCAGTTGCTGTCAAATTAATAGTAGTATACATAGTATAAAACTGTAAGTTGTTACTAACAAACTCTCCGCCTCTTGCCGCTCCATTAATTCTTACTACCATTATTTTTTACCTCGTCCAGAAAGATCAAATCCTTTTCTTTTATCTGCGTATGTAGGGCCACCGCCTCTACCAAATTTATAACCTATATAAGCACCTGCCAATGCCGCTCCAGTTGCCATAGCAACTGATGTCTTAGCACTACCTTTTTTACTATAATCTCGTTCACGTGCTAATTTTTGTATATACGCCGCCATTTCTGACTTAGAAGCATTTGTTCTAAGGTATGTTAGCAAACTTGAAACCAATGTTCTTTTTTCTCGTGTTTTTAAATTTTCCCAATCACCTGCTAAACGTTTCATAGAACGTAACTTACTATTAGATATATATAATGCTCCTTGCAATCTCATTAACATACGTTGTTCTGAATCAGTATTTGCGTGTGCTAATTGAATATGACTTAAAAATTCTTTGAATGGAACTATGTTTGATCTAAATCTACTTATTAAAATATCACTATTTTTCTTATCTGCAAATTGTATAATAGATCCTTTACCAAATAAGGCGTGTAACATTACATACATATCTGTACCATTAGATCTAAAATAATCAAAGTTACCATAACTATTAGTTCTCGAAGCATACCTTCCAGCCACTGATGTATACTTAAATTCTCTATTCATTACCTGTAATGCAATACAATGTGCAAATGTTATATCAGCTATATCTCGAGCAGTATGTTTTGATATACTTTGCCTTGATTTAAACATCCTTGACTCTGTAAGCAACTCATCAACAAAATCTAATTTTATTTTTTCATTTTTCATAAAATTCTTCCTACTAAAATCTAATCTATCTACAACTTTAATTGCATTACCTATATGATCAATTGCAACAAAACCTTCTTGGCCAGCAACTTTTAAACTATCTCCATCTTCTTCAAAACTACCAATTGCTTTAATAGTTGATAATTTCTTGTATAATATGTCTTTTACAGCACCTAATTTAAGCCATATTGCATAAAAACTTAACATATTATTCTTATTAGTATTTAAGTAATTTAGCCCATTTTGTAGTGCTTGTAGCCTACGTTGCCCTGCAACTCCTTCTGCACCTGTTTTTAGCTGTGCTATCTTAACATCAGCTCTTTTTTTATAATCTTCAACAAATTGATTATAAAATGCTTCTGGATCTTGCTGAATTAAATTTTTCTTAACATTTACATTCATATTAGCCGCAATGTTTATCTTTAAATCATTACCAGCTTCTGATCCATCTAAAAATTCAAATGCATTTCCAACTGATTGTAAATTCTTTTGTACTTCAGCAATTCCTACTTCTACTGCTTTTGACTCTTGAGCTGTCATTGTAGCTACACCAGAAAAATCTTTAATATATGCATCTTCAACCCAAACATCGGGTGTTGGTGTTAATCCAGATAAGTCAACATTATATGATGCTGACATATTATCTAAACTATCACCTTCATATGATGTATGAAATACAATTCCTAGTTTAGCTCTTTTTATTCTTTGTGCCAATTCACTATTTGACGGAACAGCATAAATGATTTTATTAGGTTGAAAAGTAATACAAGCTTCACCTTCACAATTCTTTTCTTGAAGATCACCTTGTGTAAACATTAAGTCACCTTGCAATACTCCTTTAATATTAAGTTTTGACAAGTGTTGTAATGCAGATCCTAATCTATTTCGTAACCCACTTTTATCTTGAGGCTCACCCTTCATTATAGGGTCAGCATGATTTCTAGCTATGTCTCTGTTTGATTTATTTAATTTTGGTGTTTTTGCAAATACACCCTTTGTACCAACAAAAAATTTTCCATCTGCAGGATCTATTCCACAAACAATTGCAGGGGATCCATCCCATTTTGTTGTAATATTAAATTTTTTAGATGAGTGTCCTTTAACTATATTTGCAAGACCTTTTAAAAATCGTATGGCTTGGATTGCACCTTTTTTCCCATTAAAAAGACTCAAGTCTTCTAAATGAGTTAAATGTGTATTAATATCCTCATGTAATTTAATATCACTTGTTTTCATTTTTATTTTGTAAAACCCGTCTAATGCCACGTTCAAATTTAGCAGGATCTCCACTTTTAATACTATTGACTAGTCGTCTAGTTAACTCACTAGCAATATTTTCATCATATGACTCATACAGCATATCAATAAGATTTATTGCTGAAGATATAACATGACCAGCACGAGATTCTATTATAAACTCACGATTAGTACTCTGTGGTCGTGCATTACTAATTTCTTCAAGTATTGATTTTGTATTTCGCTTCGTCACTAGTGGTTTCTCCTAATATATTTTATATTAGTATTTATATTTAAAGGAAACCTATAAAACTGTGTATTATAATTCAACTTCTTCATCAAGTGCTGTCCGTCTACTTTTAAGCATACTTCTTAATTTTGCAGTATGTTCTACTTGCTGAACTACTTGAGCACCTTGATTATCTAGTGTTTTTAGTTTATTAACTGTAGCAGTTCTTTTCTTAATAGAACTTGTAACTGATGATGATGTTAAATTTTCATCTTCTTCTGTCTGAGATTCAGTTAAATCAGTAATTCGCAATGTATCAATATTAAATGCTAAAGAAATTTTATTTCCAATTCCACCACTAGACCTTGTTTTCATTAACTGTATTATATATCTTCCACGTTCACGCATAGCTCTACTAGTTTGTATACCGATTACATTATCAGCTGTTTGTATTTTACTTAATCCACCTGCAATATGTGAATGATCATATTCAATTTCTTCAACTGATGATCTATTCAACTGTGATGCTGTAGCTAATACTATATTTGACTCAACTGCAAGATTACGTAATTCTTCAGATACATATTTGTCTTTAATATATAAATCACTTGGTGATACTCGTCTACTAACTGGCATTAGCAAATCTAAATAATCAACACAAATACAATTTGGAATTGTACCAGTTTGAACTTCATATTCTTTAATATAACTACGCAAGTCATTTACATTACACCCACTTGGCATATACTTGAGTTGAAACTTACCTGACTTTTGTCCTTGCATACGTACCATTAAGTCAATATCATCTATTTTTCTAATTATCTCATAAGTAGAAACACCTGTCGACATTGCATCAAGCCTCATCGATGATAATTCTTCACTTAATTCAAATGTAAAATAAACTACATTCATTCCAGAAGTAACCCAATTTAATGCAAGATTTTGCAAGAACAAACTTTTACCTGCACCACTCTGTCCTGCAAATAAATTTAATTCACCTCTATTAAATCCACCATATAATTTTTGATCTAATATTGCCCATCCAGTAGATACTGTTCCATTATTATCTTTTAAATTTAACAATCGTGCTTTTGGATCATGAAAATAATCTGTTCCTAAATCTTGTGCTAACCCAATACGTACTGCCTTTTTAATCTTATCTTCAACCTGACCATAATCACCTTTTTCTAATAAATCAGCTGACTCTATAATTGCGTGTTCAAGTGCTTTATGTCTACAAAATGTTTCAAACTCATCAAAGAACCAATTTTTATGCCGTTCATCAATTTTTTCTACAAGTTTTAACTCAACATCTACTGTCGCTTTAATTTGTTCAGTAGTTGGTAATGCATTATATTGCTCGGAATGTTCAAGCATAAATTTAACTACATTTTCTAACTTTCTTACAAAATACTTTGGCTTTACAAGATTCTTAACTCTTACAAATATCTCTGGGTCAGTTACACAAAACTCTATAAAAAGTTTTTGCAAGTCTTCATCATAATTTTTAAAATCACTTACACTCATTTACCATTGACCTTTTTTTAATTGATCCTTTGTTACCTTATAAGGTATTTTTTCAATCTTACCACCTTTAGCAAGGAATTTTTTCATTAACTGATCACGTTCTTTTTGTTTTTCTTTTTGAGATTTTTCCTTCTCACTACTATAATCTTTGTTTGTTTCCTTTGCCATATATTATATATTACACACCTTCCTCTTGTTTTACAAGTAAATATTTCCAACATATAGGAAATTCCTTATTACATATTTCAGAAATCTTATTAGCAACCATCCTAGTTTCCAATTGAGTATCATTTGCACATCTTAAATTACATACTCTAGCAAACGCATATAAACTTCCTGACCAATACCATTCAGTATATGTTGCTTGTGGTAATACCATCCGTGCTTGTTCAGGAGCCACTCCTTCAATAATTAAAGAATTATATAATATTTTACATTGTTCCATAGTAGATGCATGATCCATACGTAACTTTCGAGAAAGAAACTTCATGCCTGATGAACCTTGTTTAGAATTAACAGGACGTTCTCGCCAAATATCTGGATCAAATAATTCAGGTGGATAATCTACATAACGTCTACTAACTTCATTCCAACTTAATCCAACTTGGTGTTTAACTAATTGTCTTGCAACAAATATTGGTGCTTTAATTTTAAATTGTAATGATGCGTGTGCAAATGGTGACCAATGATTATGTTTAGCCAAATATGCAATTAACTTTTCATCTCTATTTTCAAATTGTTGTTTAACTTTAGCATAAGATACTCTAGCGGCATTTACTACCGTTAGATCAGTACCCATTTTATCGATAAATTCAACATTCATTAGTACGTCTTTACAATTTTATCTGCTATACCATACTTAACTGCTTCTTTGGCTGACAACCATACATCTTCTGGTGGCAACAATATTTCTCTAATTTTCTTTTCCGACATACCAGTACACTTTTTATAGTGTTCAATCATCCGTCTTGTACTTAATTCAAATTCTCTTACTCGTGCAAACAATTCATGTTCTTTACCACCTGATCCCCAACTATATTGATGTGACAATATAGATGTATTTGGTGTTAACACTCTACGACCTTTATACCCACTCATAAATGTTAATAATCCACATGATGCAATCATTCCAATTCCTACAGTTTTTACAGGAATAGCTGATCCTTTCATAGTGTCAATTAATGCAAATGCTGAATGCACTTGTCCACCTGGTGAATTAATTACTAACGTAAGTTC